GCCGAATCGGGCCACTTAAAACGAATAGCCCAACTGCCAAGTAAAAGGAATCGAGGAATGATATGGGTAACCAATGGCGTAACTAATTTAATGCTTATGCCGACTGATATTATACCAGAAGGTTATAGAAGAGGAAAAACACAAAAATGATCAAATTGTCTCCACTGCGAAACTTGCTAGAAGTAACGAGTCTGGTCTCGATGGGGATTTATTTGTAACACATTCACCGTGTATGGAATGTGCAAAGCTGATTTATCAAAGCGGTATTGAGCAGGTTTTTTATCGCGATAACTATCGTAGTCAAAGCGGTATTGATTTTTTAACTCGAGCAGGTATAAGCGTTAAAAAGATTGATCCTGAAGATTTAGATGATAAACCTAAGAGATAATTATGTCAAGATCTAACTATTGGTCCTGTAGTAAATTTGCAGACTGGCTGCGTGGTACACCCAACGCTGGTGCATTAACTGCTGACGGCTGGGATGACTGGAAAAAAGAAGCCAAAGCAAAATATCCTGTTCGCTATTGGATTGCTGAAGAAGGTCTCGATCGTGTACAAAACTTTATCTGGTGGCCACTGGATAAGATTTACAGCGTCAAGTACTACGTCAACAATCGTTGGATAACTCGTACTCATTGTCTTACTGCACATCCACGTGATATTAAGCCTGGAGAATGGCAAGATGTTGGCTATCGTTTTCTTCCCTGCTTGTTCAACGAGCTAGTTGATTTTGTAGAAATGGAATTGGCCTGGTCTCATTTGGCCTGGAGCAATGATGATGAAAGAAAAAAATACAAAGCCCCCTGGTGGAGATTTGGCTGGTGGAATGTTAGAATCTGGCGTTGTCCACAGGCTGGTTTGGACGATCTCCAGTGGCAATGTAATTTGGTTTGGACAAAAGAAGAGCTTGGAGAAGATAGCCCAAAAATTGGGCAACCTACCTATCAAGCCATTCGTGCCAAAGAAATTTTAGAACTTTATCGCTGGTGGACGGAAGTTTATCCCAATCGTCCTGATCCACATGATGCCAGCGGTTGGAGTGCTTACTGCGATATGAAGCGTAACATGGCTAAAGAAAGTGGCCTAGATGAATTCGGTGGCCTATTCTCCGAAAGATATGAAACCAAAGAAATTCGTAAAATGGCAGATGTAGCACTTAAGAAACTTCGCAAAATCGAAGCCGACTATGAAAAAGAAGATGAAGCTATGATGATTCGTCTTATTAAGATTCGCAAGTCGTTGTGGACCTAAGATATCTCTTGCTTTATAGGTGAAATTGTGCTAGTGTAAAGAATGGAATTTAGAAAATGAAAAGACAAAAAGATCATTATCAATCTATTGTTGATGGCATGAGGCTTATTGAAGACCTGTTGATTCCTCAGGTTACTCCAAGAGTTCCTAGCCACATCAGAGAACGAGCTAGATCTGTAATGCAGAACTATCCTTCAGAATCTGAAATTAAAACAATACTATATCGTGTTCGCAGCGAAAAAGTTCTTGTGGAAAAGTAAAATGAATCCTAAAACTTGGATTACTACAGTTATCAAAGATCCAGAGACAACAGATATTCTCTTGGAATTTCCGCCAGATTTACTTGATGCTGTTGGTTGGAAAGAAGGCGATACTATCACTTGGGAAATGCAAGATGATGGTAGCTGTGTATTAACTAAAGTTGAAGTAACTAAAGAATAATACAATGAATAAGATTAACCCCGGTAACCACGTTATGGTTGACCTAGAAACTCTAGGTACTAAGCCAAATAGTTTAATGCTTACTATTGGCGCAATTCGTTTTAATCCTTGGCTAGACGATCTAGCTACTCCATTGGAAGATATGGATACGTTTTATCGTCGTGTTGACCTTGATAGCTTCAATGGTCTAGACCACGGCATTGATGATGCTACTCTTGAGTGGTGGGGTCGTCAAAGCGATGATGTTAGAGAAGAAGCCTTTAGCGAAGACAACCGTCACAGCATCAGTGATGTACTAGCTGATTTCCATCGTTGGTGTGGTGGCATTGACGCAATCTGGGCAAATGGTACCGGATTTGATCTTAATATTCTTGAACACTTTAGTCGCGAGCTACAGCGTGGCGTAGCCTGGCAATACTGGCAAGCTCGTGACGCTCGCACACTTTATGCATTGGTGCCTGGCCTAGAACGTCCACGTGGTGCAGCACACCACGCACTTTTGGACTGCTGGAGTCAGGTTGTCGGAGTACAGCGTAGCTTTAATGCGCTGGGTATTAGCGAACTCAATGGTAGATAAGAGTTCGCTAAGTATGCAAGCGGTCTTTGGCACCATCCTGCTTTATAAATTCTGTGCCATCAAACTTGCTACTTTTTAAAGGAGACTAGAGATGGCAAACTTTCAACCTATCGTTTACAAGTACGTTTCGACCAAGGAATACCATAACGCATTCCCCTGTGCATACAGGCAGTGGCGTGCCGATAGCCATTGCAATCTCATCCACGGATATGCGTTCAGCATGAAGTTTTACTTTGGCACCGATGATCTAGATGCAAGGAACTGGGCGGCTGATTATGGTGGGCTCAAGGAGCTCAAGAACTTCCTCGAAGATCAGTTTGATCATACCACATTGTGTAGTTCTGATGATCCAGAAATTGATTGGTATAAAGAAGCAGAAAAGCGCGGTATCATGAAGTTAACCATATTATCAAAGCTAGGGTGCGAATCTCTTGCAGACTATCTCTATAAGTATGTGAATGGTGTGTTCATTCCAGAAATGTGGGGAGAAGGGGAATCTAACCGACTTTGGTGTTTCCGAGTTGAGGTTCGTGAGACTTTGGCTAACATGGCTTATAGAGAAGGCCATAGAGAATGGAACGAAGATTTATTTGAAGGTTTTGAGTAAATCATCATAAATAAACATAGTTAGTTGCAAAGGACGAACTATGTATTATGGATTTATTTACGAGTGGACCAATAACATCAACGGTAAAAAGTATATTGGTTCACACGCCGGTACGATTGATGATGGATATATCGGGTCGGGTAAAGTCTTCAAAAGGGCTGTAAAAAAGCACGGAATAGAAAACTTTACCCGTTCTATTATTGAGTACGTTGATATTGAAGATAGGCAATACTTGTTAGGACGTGAAAAGTTCTGGTTAGATAAAGTCAATGCATATTGTTCTGATGATTACTATAATGTAGCAAAAGATGTGATAGGTGGAGATACTAAAGCAGGTTGGACTGATGAACGTCGACAAGAATTTAGCAATCAAATCAAACAAGTATGGGCTAATAGAACAGAAGAAGAAAGAAAAGCATTGTTGGATAAAGTTCATACTAAAACTAAAGAATGGTACCAAACCGAAGAAGGAAAAAAACTTAGAGAAAGATTGCGAGATAATATACCTAGATTGGTAGAGGGTATAAGAGCTCGTGACCCAGAAGACCGTAAGCGCAGTGCTAGATTGGGTAAGGAACGTATGGGCGAAGAACGCAGGAAATCAGCTGCTCGTAAAGCTGTAGAAAACCGCAATCCTGAAAATGAAAAACTAGCACGACAAAAAGCCAAAGAAACAAGGGCTAATTGGTCAGAAGAGAAGCGACAAAAAATCTTTGAAAACAGCAGTCGTGGCAGAAAAGGTAAGTGTAGCGGTAGCGAAAATGGTAGGTCCAGAAATATTATAGCTGAAGGTAGAATGTTTAGAACTCTTAAACAAGCTATGCTAGAATTGGATATATCAGAATACAAATTGTATAATAGGCTGAAAGACCCAAACAACAAGGATTATTATTACCTATGAATAAGGTAACAAATATGGCGTTCCGTGAAGGTCACAGGGAATGGACCGAGGATCTGTTCTCCTGAGCAACATCCAAGCATGGTTGGACGAATCAGCAACATTGGCCAATTCGGGGGATAAATCATCGCCTCGCTATCAGGAGCTGATGTTGCTGATAGCTCTTCATAGGAACGAAGCACATCGTCCCGGATGCTTTGGAGAAGATGACTGCTCAACGGAAATGCTAAGCCGCTGCGCCTGGCGCAATGAATGTGGGAGTTGAAAGCGGTCTAGCATCGTTTGAAGTTATGAATAGGCAATCATAGCGAGTCAACCGACTATGGTGTTATCATGTGAGCATTGCAGGAAAGTATCAACTTACCCTAATTACAAAAGGTGGCACGGAACAAAATGCCACACCAGTCACAATAATTGAGTTTTAACCAAAGGAGACAATACATGCTAGATCGTATTCCTCAGGGCGCCGATC